AAGCGGTTGCATATTGTTCAAGAAAGCTTAGTTGAATAGGATTGTCTTCTGTCCATTGCTGGCTCATAGCCAGTGCTATTCCATCATAGGTACGAGATCTGTTCTTCCACCTGTCAGGTCCTGGTGGCATCATATGCACTCTTGGTTCTCTACCCTCAACAATATCTGTAGGTCTTAGTTTAGGTAGGTTCTTAAGCCACAGGCATGTTGCCTTTGTCTCTCCATGACCAAACATCCAAGGCTGTATTGTCTGATCTGCTGGTCTTATGGCAGAACTAATAACACTTACAGGATTTTCTATACACCATCTCTGTATCGGTGCGTTCATCAGCAGTCTTACAAAGTCTAAGGACTGCTGTTGTTCTTTACCCTTTCTCCAAAAATGTCTTGCACCTGATACTGCCAAGTGCTGACAACTTGGGTGTGCAATCATCAGATCAAAACCATCGTAGAGAATATCTCTAACATCTCCCTGATAGTGTGGCCCTTCCACCTCTGTGGGCAGTAGATCACAGCTAATGGCATCATGCCCCTGTGATATAAAGGCATCTCTTACTCTGCCAGAGTATTCACAGGCAACAAGAACTTTCAAACTATCTTTCTAAAGCAGGTATTACATCAAGGTCTGGAAGGTTTGACATAAGATCTTCCATAGGACTTTTCTCTGTTGGAATACATTCAATGCCATTATCTTTAAGAAGTTGTCTTGCTACGTTTAGATCACCAGGTTTTGCTGCTCCACTTTTTACCTTGTCTAATAATTCCTGTATGAGAACTGTATGAAGGTGTTCTAATAATTCTAATTTATTTGCTTTTTCCATAGTTAAAATGTTCTTGAAACCAATATACCCTGTTTTAGAAAATTATGCCTATCAAGATAGTAGGACAAAGGTTTAAGATTGATGATCGTGTCGTAAGAAACCATACGATTGGATACTCAGGTAGTAAATATAAAAAACATATAGGTGTTATTACAGAAGCTATAGCAAAGACAAATAGTGTTGGTGCTAATCAATACTATTACACAGTTCTTTGGGATGATAGAAGGTCATCTGAACACGCTCAACATAGTCTTAAACCTGTCGAGTAGTGTCTTTCTTGTCTTATATTTTTTCTTTTTAGTAGGTTTTATGTTTTTTGTTCGGTGATGTTCTGACATTTCATAGCGTATAAGTTTTGTATTCATTTCTGATATACGATCTATGGCAGCCATAATGAGAAAATCTTGTAGCTTGTTTTCTTTCATTAGCTCAAGACAAACTTCTCTTACAACAGCGTTGGGAAGTGCTTGAATTTCTCTTCTTCTGATTTCAATATCAAGTTCTATTTCGGGTGGTGTTTTACCAATAAGAACCTCGTAAAATTCCTGATGGTTCATTTACCTGGGAATAGTGCCTGCTCCAACATATCGCATAATCTGTCATCGACATCATTATCAGTTTTTTTAACACAGGCACGAACCAGATCCAGTGCAAGTTGTCTTATTGCTTTGGATCTAAGGAAGGTGAAGAGGATTGGTCTGATGATTGCAAGCATAGGTTTTAGTTATATACTTCCCAATTATGTATATATTTGCTAATTTTGGCTTGACTCCTCGCACAAGTCAATAAGCCCTATTCCCCATTACAGGGCTTTTCTTTTTATAAAAACTATGGCAGAACAACCAAAAGAACAAAAGAAAAGTGTATGGTTCAAGCTACAGGAAGCAGTACCAGATAGAGAAGAACAGTTTGAGTTTGTATCACTGGCTGTTCGATTGATATTACTAGTGTGGGCTACTGCGATGTTAAGTCTTTCATACTTGGATTTATCAAAACTAGGAATACCACAACAGAAAATAGACCCGACATTTATTGCAAGTGTATTTGTAGGTTTAGCTAGTAGTTTTGGAGCAAGTATTACTCAAAAAGGTAGTGAGAAAGGTAAGAATGGTAAGACTGTAAAAGCTGAATTACAGGAAGTGTTAGGTAGTACACAGTTAGTTAGAATAGATACACCTATAAAACTAATAGTCGACCCAGACAACACAAGAAAATGAAGAAGTTTTTACCACTGCTTTTATTACTACCAACAGCAACTTTTGCTGATATAACCCAGAAGTTTACTACTTCTGCACAGATCACTGTAGATATGCCATATAGCGTTACAAATAAACTCGGAACTACTTATTCCTTATCAGGCAATAATATTACTCCATCTGTAACTTCGGGAGGATCTACAACCTCTGGAGCTATTGGTGGATTGAATGTTGGATCGTTGACTGATTCAGTGCCAGCTTTGATACAGACTGATAAGGCTATTACAAGTGCTGGCTCTGCATTTTCAATAACAGAATCACTGACAGTAGGTGATGCTTCTCCCTCTGCAATAACACCCTCATCAGGTATTTCTGCACTGCCTCATCTTGGAGGACAGACAACAGTAGGATCAGGAGGTACAGCAGGATCCCTCGGTATGACGAGTTTAAGTAGCGGAGTTCATACTTGCACAGCAGGCGGTAGTGGTACTAGCTGTATTGGACAAACAACTGTAACGATCACCATTGACTAAATGGTTTTTGCTAATAATAATATTAATACCAGCAAGAACCCTTGCAAATCCTGTTGTGCCTACCTTTCGTACTGGCAGTCAAACCACTAATTCTACATCCCAGAGTATTATTAATGAAACTATTACAAGCCATCAATACCGTACAGGTTATACATATTCTGCGAGTGGGAATAATATAAAGAGCAATGATACGAATGGTTATATCAACCCGACACCACAGGCAGACGCAACTCAAACAATTAATAACGTCAACTTTTCTTTTACAAGTCCTACTTTGGAGAGTGTTCCTAGATGGCAGATAGTAACAGAAGGAGCGCCATTCAGCCTACAGGAAACGATAATCTCACCAGGATTAGATACGATCACAACTATAAATCGCACCATAAATACAACAACCACCGTAACTGTAGAAGCTACCTTTGGACAATAGCTCTAATCCTTTGTCCTGCAAGGGTTTTGGCTAATACAACAGTTGCAAGTCCTAGCTCTAATGCACAAGGTACAGTGAATAATAATGCGACTATGATTGCACCTCAATCAACACCTCAATTTCGTATGTCACAAGGTATTGTATGTTCTTCTCCTAGCCTTACGATTACACCTTATGTGACAGATGCGTGGTCATTTAATCGACCCATAGAATACGTTACCAGACAGAATATATATGATGAAGATACTGGTGAAGTTAAGTATGTACAGGAGACACCAAGATTTGAAAAAGACAACTATAACTTAAATTATGGGATTTCAGCACAGATCAGTATTCCGTTAGGTAAAGCACCTGAGTTATGTTTAAAAGCAACAGAAGTAAATATAAAAAATCAAAAAATATTATACGAAAAGACAAAGCTAGAACTTGCATTATTTAGGCTAAAAGTATGTGGAGAACAGGCTAAATTAGGAGTACAGTTCGTTGGAAAATACGCAGAGATTTGTGAAGGGATAAAAGTAACAGTACCACCAGGACAGGTCATACCACATAAGCATGAGATCAATCAGAAGTAGATTTTTTTTTACCTAATAGCTTTTTAAAAAGTGTCTTACTACCGCTTTTGATCAGTCCTAATAAGAGAGGTGAAGAAGCAGCGATAAGGCTAATGGCAGCCACGTTAAGAGCAGCACTAGGAGAAGGAAGAAAGGAATCAACGAACGTGACTTGCTCGTATTCTGCGATACATTCAATGCCATCAGAACCTCTTTTATACGATTTTACTCTTTCAGTACGAGCTTCTGAAGTATATTCACCAATTCTGCGATCATTCTTATCAGGACAAGGGGGAACTATAGGTTCATCTTTTTTATCTTTTGGTATCTCAGCTTTTGGTGGTTTACCTTCTGGTAATTTTGCAGGTTCTTCTTGTAAAGGTGCTGCTGTTTCTGTAATTATCAGTTGATCGGCCTGATAATTCATCGGAATAAAAGACGGATATGGACAGTTACTCACAACTCCATTAGGATCTTCTATTAGTAAATTTCTATTACCTGTATTCTTGGTATCTCGATGATAATATTTACAACCAATAGTTTCTACATTAAGTACATCAAATGACGGTAAGATTACTTGTGGAATATTTACATCTGGTATAACAATTTCTGGAATACCTATCTCTCTGATTTCCACTAGAAAGGTAGTGATTTACCTGTAACTGAAGGTAGTTTCTTATTAATTTGTCCTGGTAATATTGTCTGTACTTCTTTCATTATCTGACTCATAACTCTACTTTTAAATTGTTCTGAAGTTACATATCTATAACCGAAGTATGCACCTCCACTCATACTTGCCACCATAACGAAGGAAACTATACTTAGGACATTAGCGACTTTGTTAAACATGGTTAAACTTATGATAATTAAAGCTATGTCGGTAATGACTATAGCAGTGTTATTTTTAATTATAGGTCTATCACCTTTGTACGTCACATTAGGCTTAATGCAACGTCAGATGATTAATAAAACAAACTAAGACCAAGGAACACCAGTAGATTTTGTAGGTGTTTTAGATTCTGTTATCTGTGCAGCAATAGATGTTTCTATACTTGTAACTTTATCCGCACCTAGAGCAGCCTTAGCCCATGCAATCGCATTATCTTTTGTTATATCTGCATAAGCAGTAAATGATCCACTATCAGCTTCAGCAAGTCCTACAGAACCATAAGAAGAACCAGTATGTTCTACAGCAGATTCACCACTACCAATTGTTTCAGTATCACTGGCAGTCCAATGAACAGTTGTAACAACATCAGATAAACTTCCTACAGTTTTTGTTGCATCTAAAGAAACAACATTCCAAGTAACAGCCATGATAATAATTAATAAGGGTTTATAAAGTTAAGCAGTTTGCTCAACAGGTTCTACAAGTTCCTTAAGAGTTTTAATAGCACCCTGATCTTCTATCAAAGGTTGCTGTAAGGTTCTTAATTGCTCCTGTAGTTTTGCTATCTGCTGCTCAATCTGTTGTGCTTGAGCAACATTAGTATTGAAGCGTTCTTGCACTTCATTTAGTTTTTCTTCTGGTGTGGGCATAATAAATTAATTTATCCTGATTATACTAAGCAGCTTCAAGAGCTTCAACTTTACCTATAAGTTCCTGTACAGCAGCTACAAGTAAAGGTACAAGTTTTGATTGATCTATTCCTTGATAAACAGGATTATTATCAGAATCTACTTCATCTTTTGTTCCTGTAATAGCTTCTGGAACTGCTGTCACTTCATGTGCAAAGAAACCATCAACTGTTTTGTCTGGATCAACTTTAAAATTAAATCTATATGGTTTAAGAGTTTTTAATCTTGTTATACCATCAGATATTGCTACTTCGTTTTCCTTAAGGCGGTAGTCCGATGATGTAACATAGCTCGTAGCACTAGAAGAAGTCCCAATATAACCAACTTCTGAATTTGTATATCTAAACGAAATCTGTTTAGCACCAAAACCAACTTGATTAATAATAATTGGGGGGTTAGTTGCATTATTAGTTACAATATTTAAGCATCTCGAAGTATCTATGATTCTTGTACCAGATGTATTACTTATAGAGGAACTTGTAGTCCCCACCAACACATTTCCAGACGAATCTATACGCATGCGTTCTGTAGGTAAACCACCAGAGGGTCTAGTTTCAAAGGTCATGAAACCTTCGTTATTATTATTATCAGCGTTATAAAATAATATTTGTGAAGTTGTCTGCCCACCACCATCAGCACCCGCTACCGCAGTAAAACTATTAGCTGTAGTATTTTTATTTTGTAAAATTAATCTTGATCCAGCAGTACTTGTATTACCAACAAAATAAACATTATTTTCACCGCTATCTTCAACTTGAAGTTTAGAAGCTGAACCATTTGGTGAAGTTGTACCGATAGATACGACTCCAGACGTATCTATACGCATGCGTTCTGAGTCATCAACTCTAAATAACATGAGAGTATTTGCTTCTTCATTACCTTGATCTGCTTCAAAAACTAAATCTCCTCCGCCAGCACTTATGTTTGAATATGGGGTATTACCGTCAGTATCAGCTAAACGAATGGCTGGAACTGAAGCAGCAATATGTAAAGGCACTGCTGGACTTGAGGTACCTATACCTACTTTTCCATCATTCAGTATTGTTAATTTATTACTGCCACCAACTGCAAAATTTAAAGGGTAGCTTGAAGTACCAGTAGATATAGTCCAATCACCATCATCATTTTCAAGTTTTAACGAAGCAGTGTTTTGATTATTAGCTCTTACATGAATTGTTGGATTTCCAGACGCATCAAAGATTTGTAAAAGTTCTCCTGGTGTAGAAGTACCAATACCAACTTTGTTGTTTGTAGAATCCACTACAAATGTAGTGGTATCAACGATTAAATCACTTGTTATTTGAACATCACCTGTACCATTAGGACTTAATTTAATATTTCCGTTTGAAACAGAAACTATATCATTACCATTTACATCTAAATTTCCACCTAGCTGTGGACTTGTATCTACTACTAAATCTGTATTAACAGTATCAAAACTAAGACCACCACTGCCATCAGTTTTTAAGAACTGACCTGCATCACCATCATTATTAGGAAGAGTTAATGTATAGCTTGCGTTTGCACTATGAGGTGGTGATTTAATTTTTACA